CACTGCCTGGCCACCCCACCCCCGGTGCACTGCTGCCCCGCGCCGAATCCTTCCTATTACCTAAATACTTGACGCCGCCCGCGCGCTGTGCTATACTATCTTCATGGACGATTCGCGCTGGTACATTCTGAGGGTCAAACCGGGCTGCGAAGCGGCAGTTGCCGCAGATTGCGGTGCACCGGCTTATGCCCCCCGCCAGCGCATCACAACCTTCAATCGGAGGATGCGCCGTGTAGTAACTTTCCTCAAGGCATTGATCCCCGGTGTCATTTTTGTCAAGCTGCGCGCTCCGAGCGACTTCCAGTTGTTCGCGCCCAGCAAGGTCTTCGGCTTCCTGCGAAACGGGGACCGTACTCCGGCTGTCCTGACCGGAAAAGCTTTCAAGGCCCTCGTGAACGTGGAGCGCGAGGCTCTCAATCCCCCAGAACCAGTCGTCGAAGTGCAATCGCGCATCGTGAAGGCGGGGGAAACTGTGGGCGTCCAAATGGCGCAGTTCGCTGACGCCGTTCAGGCGCTGATCGAAGAAATCAAGGGCAACAAGGTATTCGTGAGGATGCTGACGTCCAACCTGCGGGTCGAAACGACCATCGGGAAGTTAGTGACCTGACTTGAGGGGGACCCGAAAGGGTCGCTGCCTCAGAGGTCGCGGTTCAACCAGGGCGAAGTCCCCCGGTGTGCTGCGCATTGTCGCAATCTGGAGAGTGACGTGTCGATCTTTGACGAATTCCAGGACCTTATACGGCCCGAGTTTGTCGTGTGCTACGACCTTGGAACGTGTCCAACGGCGCGGGACCCCGAGGGCACAATTCTGTCGCTGGACGTCGCAGTGGCGCTGCTGAAACTCGACGGGCATATCGCTGCCGTGGCGCAACAGTTGGGAAGGTCCCGGCGAGTGATCGACACGTTCATCCAGCGCGATCTGAACCTGTCGGAACTGCTGGAAGACATCCAGGAAACGTTTCTGGACGATGCCGAAGCGAAAGCGCGGGCGCTGGCAAGATCGGGCAACGGCGATGTGCTGAAATACATGCTGTCAACCCTCGGGAAAAAGCGCGGCTACGTCACCAGAACCGAGACGATGCTGCCGAACGGTGGCATGACGGTGCAATTCTTCCTACCGGCGAATGGCCGGGAAACCCACGAGGTCATCGATGGCACATTCAGCAGCGTCCCTCAAGTTGGACACCCGAGCGATGGCGGCGCGGGCGAAAGTGGCGACGGTGATCATCCGCATCGTCGCTTGGACGCCGATGCCGTATTCGTGGAAGCTTTCCACAGCTGATTGGCTGGCCGCGTGGATCGCCAAAGCAGTGTTGAAGGCCCCCGTTGGTTGAAATCCGCCCGCAGGAAGGCCCTCAGACCGCTTTCCTGAGTTCCCCCGCCGACATCGCGATTTATGGTGGGGCTGCCGGGGGCGGCAAATCTTGGGCGCTCCTAGCGGAACCGCTTCGGAACATCTCGAATCCAAAGTTTGGGGCTGTTATTTTTCGGCGCACCACGACCCAAATCCGCAACGAAGGCGGTCTGTGGGACGAAAGCAGTCATATGTACGCGCCTCTTGGCGGCGACCCCAAGGACATGACCCTGGACTGGCGGTTCCCCTCGGGTGCCAACATTTCTATGGCGCACTTGGAATACGACAAGAGCGTCTTGAACTGGCAGGGTTCGCAAATACCGCTGCTGTGCTTTGACGAACTGACACACTTCTCCGCTCGACAGTTCTTCTACATGATGTCGCGGAACCGGTAGACCTGCGGCGTTCGTCCCTACGTTCGGGCAACTACCAACCCCGATGCAGACAGTTGGGTAGCAGCATTCATCGGGTGGTGGATCGATCAGAACACCGGCTACGCTATTCCGGAACGATCGGGGGTCCTTCGGTGGTTCGTCCGCATCGGTGACAACATCATCTGGGCTGGCACGCCGGAAGAACTTGAAATCTACACGATGCCGGGGCCTGACGGAACGATGGTCCCGATCCCGGCGAAGTCGGTGACGTTTATCTCGTCGAAGCTGACGGACAACAAAATCCTGATGCAGGCCGACCCCGGTTACATGGCCAACTTGATGGCCCTGCCGCTGGTCGAACGCGAACGGCTACTCGGGGGCAACTGGAAAATTCGGCCAAGCGCCGGAATGTACTTCAAGCGCGAGTGGGTAACGATCGTCGATATCCCGCCAGTTTGTATCCGGAAAGCCAGGGGCTGGGACTTGGCGGCGACGCCACTGACTGGTCAAAACAACCCTGACGGAACCGCTTCGGTGAAGATTGGGGTGACGGGCGAGAAAGACGAAAAGCCCAAGTTCGTGGTCTTTGACTGCACCTACGATTTCAAGTCGCCGTCCGCAGTGCTGCAACGCGTTAAAGAACTGGCTGCTGCCGACGCCGCAAGGGACCCAGATATCGTCATAGATATCGCGCAGGACCCCGGCCAAGCTGGCAAGAGCCAAATTGAGGACTATACGGGGCACTTAAGCGATTACGACGTGCGGTCGAGCGTGGAAACAGGCGACAAGGTTACTCGCTTCTCTCCTTTTTCGGCGCAGTGCGAAGCAGGTAACGTGATCGTCGTCCGAGGGTCGTGGAATGAACGGTTCTTCGAGCAACTAGAGAACTTTCCCTAAATGGCTAAAGACGACATCGTCGATGCTACAAGCCGCGCCTCCGCGGCAGTGAAAAAAGCCCGTGCTAAGGCCATGATGTTCCTAAGGAAAACCAGTTGAACGAAATCGTCCCAGTCGGCAAGCAGGGAATTACCGAGAAGGCCGCTTCGGCCATTCTCAACTCTGTTCGTCGTGTGACGGAAATGTTCCCCGGTTACTTCGGGCAGACGAAGCACAACTACGCCAAGGATTTTGGCTGGCCCGACCACGTCAGCTTCCAGATGTTGTTTGGCATGTACAAGCGGAATGGCTTGGCCAAGGCCGCAGTGCATAAGACGGCGTCGAAGACTTGGGAAGACTTCCCGAAGCTGGCGGCGGATGCCAAAGATACCAACAGTGACATAGAAACTGCTGTCATCAAGCACTTCCGGAAGCTGAACTTCTGGCAGAAGATGGCCGAGGCAGACCGGCGCGCGATGGTCGGTCACTATTCCGGACTAATCCTGCGGGTTGCTGATGGCCTTCGCTTCGAGGACCCGCTGAACCCGGCCAATACCAAAGGCATCACGAGCCTCGTGGAAGTTATCCCGGCGTGGTCGTCGCAGCTGACCGTGTCCCAGTGGGACCACGACGTGCAGTCGGAAACCTACGGCCAGCCGCTGATGTTCCAATTCAACGAGGCTGACGTCATTGAGAACCGTCGCGAACACCCCAAGGCGCGGTCGTTCATGGTGCACCCCAGCCGGGTGATGATCTGGTCGACCGATGGCACTGTTTTCGGGCGTTCGCTGCTCGAAGCAGGGTACAGCGACCTGATCGACATGGAGAAGATCAAAGGCGCTGGCGGCGAAGGGTTTTGGAAGAACGCCAAAGCTGCTCCTGTGCTGGAAGTCGACAAGGATGCGTCGCTCCGTGACATGGCAATGGCCATGGGCGTCGAGCCAGATGGCATCTTGAAGGCCATGAACGATCAAGTTGACAGCTATGCGAAGGGTTTTGACCAGCTTTTGATGGTCCAAGGCATCCAAGTTAAGCCGATGAACGTGCAGCTTTCGGTCCCCGAATCGTTTTTCATGACGGCCCTGATGTCGTTCGCGGCGTCGGTTGAAATGCCTCTGAAAATCCTCGTGGGAACACAATCGGGTGAGCGCGCTTCTTCGGAAGACGCAAAAGAATGGTCCCAGACCATCAACGCTCGTCGCGTGAACCACGTGCTGCCACTGATCAATGCCCTTGTGGACAAGCTGGTTGACGGCGGGTTCCTCATGGGCGAATGGGCGGTGTCGTGGAGCGACCTGACCAAGGCTACCGTGTCCGACAAGCTGGAACTGGCGATGAAAATGGCCAGCATCAACCAGAAGACGGACGTTCTAAAGAAGGGCGAGTTGGTCTTCACCAAAGAAGAACTCCGCCAAGCCGTGGACTTCCCATCCGTG